CGTTCAAAGAGCATCCAAATCGCGCCCGTGAAGATGCAAAAGTAAATAAACCAATTGGTGAGCCGCCAAAATCATTAAGTCCGTTTCAATTAAAAATATGGAAAGAAATTGTCGGCAAAATACCCGCAGGAATTGCAGGGGATGCAGACGAATCAATCGTCGAAATGGTTGTTATATTGTTCGCTGAGTTTAGAGAAAACGCTGAAGAATTTACCGCAGCAAAGTACGGAATTTTGCACAGACTGTTATCTGATTTAGGCATGACCCCACAAGGCCGCGCAAAGATTGGCGCAGCACCGAAGCCGAAAAGCTCAAACCCATTTGATGACCTATGACCAAATCAGCAACGTCATACACAGACGCGGCGGAACAATACGCGCGTGATGTGATTGACGGCAAGGTGATTGCGTGTAAGTGGATAAAGCTACTAGCCGAAAAGCATTTTAGAGACAAAGAATTAAAAGATTCGCCTTATTATTTTGACCCGCTTAAATCGGAAAGAGTCGCCAAGTTTCTGCAACTATTACCTCATACAAAGGGGAAGTGGGCGGCAAAGCGCGACAATATCAAGCTAGAACCATGGCAATTATTCGCTGTCTGCCTTCCTTTCGGGTGGCTTAAGCACTCAAACAATAAGCGCAGATATAGAACTATCTTTGTTTTTGTGCCGCGCAAAAATGGCAAGTCGATCATTGGTGGTGGCATCGGCAATTATATGTTTTCGATGGATGGTGAATGTGGTGCAGAGGTTTACTCGGGCGCGACTACTGAAAAACAAGCGTGGGAAGTTTTCCGACCTGCTAAAACCATGATTGACAAAACGCCACAACTACAACAGGCGGCGGGGATATCGGTCAACGCCAGCAACATGATTAGATTGGCTGATGGTTCGAGGTTTGAGCCTATCATCGGAAAGCCTGGCGATGGCTCAAGCCCATCATGCGCCATCATCGACGAATATCACGAACACGCCGACAGTTCTATGTTTGACACGATGGAAACGGGCATGGGTTCGCGTGAACAGCCATTAATGTTAGTGATTACCACAGCAGGCTCAAGCATTGGCGGCGCGTGTCACTTACTGTTTACCGACTCTCAGAAAATGTTAGACGGCAGCATCACGTTAGAGTCAGTTTGGCCTGTGTTGTACACGATTGATGATGGCGACGAGTGGTCAAATCCTGATGTTTTGCGCAAAGCGAACCCTAATTTTGGCGTGTCGATTGAGTCTGAATTTCTTCTTGCAAGACAACAAGAGGCAATGGTCAGCAGTAGCAAGCAAAACACGTTTAGAACAAAGCATCTCAATGAATGGGTTGGTGCAAAAACAGGCTGGATGAACATTGTTAAATGGAAACAATGCCCCGAAAGATTGCCACTTGCCGAGCTTGAAGGTCGTCCGTGTTACATCGGATTAGACTTAGCGAGCAAGGTAGACATCGCGGCTATGGTTGCTATTTTCCCTCCGATTGCAGGTGATGATAGATGGCACATTCATGGAAACTATTACACGCCTGAAAACCGTGTTTTAGAAATGGCAGACACCAACGCCAACCGCTACAAGCAATGGCATATTGATAAACTCATCACGCTAACTGATGGTGATGTGATTGATTTTGAGTATATCAAAGAAGATATGCGCCAATGGGCTAGTCGTTTTGATGTAGTTCAGGTCGGTTTTGACCCGTGGCAGGCAACACAACTTTCAAACGATATGTTGGCGGAAGGTTTGCCAATGGTTGAGGTTAGACAAACAGTTCAAAATATGAGTGAGCCAATGAAGGAGGCCGAAAAATTGGTACTCCAAAAGCTCTTAGCGCATGGTAATTGCCCGATTCTTACTTGGATGGCTTCTAACGTAGTTGCCAAGTTAGACGTTAAAGACAACATCTACCCCAACAAAGACAGACCAGAAAACAAAATCGACGGCATTGTAGCGTTGTTGATTGGATTAAATCGCGCCATCACTGGCATTGAATCAGAACAAGGCTTTGGAATGATGGTGTTATGACTATGGCTAAAAGACGCAACAAACAGCGCGTGAATAATGCCGCCGTCCCTTCATCGTCTGTTGTTCGTGGTTCAGACGGCTATTCAATGTTCGCCATTCCGAATAATGCGGGTGTGCCTGTTACCGAATCAACAGTGATGAATGTCAGTGCGGTTTATGCGTGCATACAGTTGATTAGCGGTGCAATGGCTTCACTGCCTTTGCCAATCTACGAGCGCACAACTACAGGCCGCCAACGTGTAGACCATCCGCTTTGGTGGCTTCTTAACGAACAGCCTTTGCCAAGATGTTCAGCTAGTACGTTTTGGCGTTACATGATGACGAGCAAGTTGCTTCATGGTGACGGGTTCGCACTCATCAAACGCAAATCAGCATTTAGTCCAGAGATCGTTTCTATAACGCCATGGCATCCATTAGCGGTCAATGTGTATTTGAATGGCGACCGTTTAGCGTATCAGCTTGTTAACTACATCGGCGGTCAAGGCATTGAATCGCAGATGTATGACCAAGATGACGTACTTCATTTTACAGGCGTTGGCTTTAACGGCTTACGTTCTGTTAGTCCGTTGCGTCATGCGCTTAGAAACGCGGCAGGTATTGCACTGGCGGCAGACAAATACAGTGCTGAGTTTTTCAGCGCGTCAGCCAAGCCTGAAATCGTTATTAAAACGGAAATGGCGAAGTTAAGCGGCGACCAAAAAGAGCTAATCATTGATGCGTGGAAATCAATACAGCAAGGCGACAGAACAAGACCTGGTGTATTAGGCGCAGGAATGAGCCTGCAAGAGCTAACAATCAACGCCGAAGAAGCGCAGTTACTACAGTCAAGAATGTTTCAGATTGAAGATATTGCCCGTATTTACGGCGTGCCGCCTTTTATGATTGGCCACACGCAGAACACGACATCATGGGGAAGTGGTGTTGAGCAAATGGGCATTGGCTTCGTCAAGTACACGCTATCACAGCACATTGTTGACGCAGAGCAAGAGATCAACCGAAAGCTATTTCTAACCGAGAAAAACTTTTGCGAGTTCAATACCGCAGGGTTAGAGCGTGGCGACATCAAAACGCGCAACGAATCATACAGAATCGGCTTGGGTCGTGCGGGTGAGCCTGCATGGTTGACCGTTAATGAGGTTCGATTAGCAGAGAATTTACCGCCGATAGAAGGCGGAAATGTTTTATTTGTGAGTACAGCCCCGACAGGAGGCGCATTTTAATGAATCAATTAATGGCTTTATACGGCTTCAATCGTGAGATTAAAAACCGACGATTTGAGACAGTGACCAACGCAGCCAATACAGAATCGACACTCTACATTTACGACATGATTGTGAGTGATGCGCTGACGGCTGAATGGATGGGCGGTGTTGATGCTCAGACGTTTGTTAATGCCTTGTCAGCGATTACCGCGCCAACAATTCATATCCGCATTAATTCGCCAGGCGGTGACGTGTTCGCGGCTCGTGCTATTGAGCAATCAATCAAGACACATCCGAGCAACATCATCGCGCATATTGACGGCGTGGCAGCAAGTGCCGCTACTTACATCGCATTAGCCGCCGACGAAATCCGAGCCAATGAAGGCGCGTTGTTTATGATTCACAACGCATGGACATCGACGGCAGGTGATAGTCGGGATTTGATGTCTACCGCTAACTTGTTGTCAAAAATTGACGGCACATTAGCACAAACCTACTCGGCAAAATCAGGCAAGCCAATCGACGAAATCACACCATTGATGGACGCAGAAACGTGGTTTACCGCGCAAGAAGCCGTCGATTTTGGCTTCGTTGACAGTATTGAGCAGGGGAAAACAGCCAAAGCTCTTTGGAATATGGCTGTATATAAAAACGCGCCAGTGATTGAGCCTGAGCCAATCACTGAGCCTGAACAACCAACCAACCAACCTATTTTAAAACCTGATTTTTCCGCAATGGAAAGACAGTTACGACTAGCAACCGCCATCTAATCAACCAGTTTTAACCCGCAACAATCCCGCACTTTTGCGGGTTTTTTACTTTCAGAGAGAGACAAATATGAAATCTATCCAAGCATTACGCGAAGAACACAACGTTTACGCCAAGCGCGTACGCGAGTTAATGGAAAACAGCCAAAAAGAAGGCGCAACATGGACGCCTGAAAATCAGGCCGCCTATGATGCAGACATGGCGAAAATCGACACGGTGACGGCTGAAATTAAGCGCACTGAACAAGTTTTGGCAGCGTTGAAAGATGAAAACTTGACAGCGCAAATTGAAAAAGCCACTCACAAGCCTGCTAACAAAGCACGTCAATTGTTTGCAAAATGGTTGCGTGGTGGTGATAGTGCATTAACAGCTCAAGAATGGGCAGATGTTCGCAACACTATGTCAACGACAACAGGTAATCAAGGTGGTTACACAGTTCAATCTGACGTTGCGAGTGTGTTGTTTGATGCGTTGAAAGGTTATGGTGGTGTCCGTTCAGTTGCTACTATCTTGCAAACAGATATGGGTAATTCCTTGTCTTTCCCAACTTCCGACGGCACAGCAGAAACAGGCGAGTTAATTGCTCAGAACACCACAGCGACCGCAGCAGATCCGACATTCGGTACAGTTGCGTTGGATGTGTACAAGTTCAGCTCTAAAATTATCGCCATCCCGTTTGAGTTGCTTCAAGACAGCAACATCGACATTGAAGCCTTTGTAAATACTCGTATTGCTGACCGTTTAGGCCGCATTACGAATACTTACTTCACAACTGGCTCGGGCTCGAGCCAGCCGAAAGGCGTTGTAACAGCAGCAGGCGCAGGCAAAACAGGCGCAAGCGGCCAAACAACCACTGTGATTTACGATGATTTGGTTGACTTGATTTACTCAGTTGATTACGCCTACCGCGCATTGGGTCGTTGCAAGTTTATGATGAACGATGCAAGTGTAGCGATTATCCGCAAAATCAAAGACGACGCAGGCCGCCCATTGTTCATGCCTGATGACACAGGTTTGGCTGATGCGCCAGTTGGCACAATCATGGGCTACCCTGTTGTGATTAACAACGACATCGCAGTTATGGCTGCGTCTGCAAAATCCATTCTGTTTGGCGACTTCTCGTTCTATCACATCCGTGACGTGATGAATGCTGAGTTATTCCGTTTCACTGATTCTGCCTATGCAAAACTTGGGCAGGTTGCCTACCTAGCGTGGATGCGTTCGGGTGGCAACTTGTTGGATGTTGGTGGTTCGATTAAATACTACATCAACGCGGCCTCTTAATAGCAAAACAGGGCAAGGAAGCCCTTTTTTATTGGGTGAATTATGGCGAAAACAGCACCAAAACAGGATAAACCCACGGTCAAATCAGCCGTTTTATACACCTGCACAGCACCAAACGGCGACCGTTTAATTGTCGGCACAGTTGTTGAGTTGAGTGCTTCTGATTACGAAACGCTTAATAAAATGGGTTATGTGAATAACAGCCCTGAACAAATTGCATACTTTGAGTCTAACTAAATGAAAACGACGATTATTACCCCATCGACAGTGTTGGCTGTTTCGGTTGCTGAGGTGAAAAACTATTGTCGATTAGATCTGGATAACTCAGACGAAGATACATTGATCGAGATGTTGATTCAGGCATCTATGGCACGATGTGTACAGGAAACAGGCCGAGCATTATTAACAACCACTTATAAATTGATCGCTGATTTAACAGTGTCAGGCGCAGAAAATTATCCGCCATTAGCGACTTACACCCAAGCAACTAGCAATAAATTAAAATTATCATACCCAAACTTTTTATCATTAACTTCTGTCGTCACTACTAATGCAGAAGGCACGAACACGACACTATCAGCGTCAGACTATAAACTTAATCACACCTGTGTATTTTCAACCATTCAAATCTTAAACGCGGGTGATGCTGAGAGCGTGGCAATCACTTACACGGCAGGTTACGGCGCAACAGCCGCAGATATTCCGACAGCCATAAAGCAATGGATTCTGCTAGACGTGTCAACACTCTACGAAAATAGAGAAGCGTTGACAACTGGCTCAATGTCTAACATTCCCTATCCGTTTGTTGGTGGCCTCCTTGATGCTTATCGAGTGCAGTACTAATGCAAACGCCAATTGGCAAACTACGTCACCGCGTCAC